TCGTCGAAATGTGCCCGGAGGATGCGACAAATGATTGTCTTTCCGTCCTCGGTTTTTATTTTGTATTCAATGGAGGTGTCGAAGTCGTTAAGCCGATCCTCTACATAACAAATCAGTCCGTTAAATAGTCCGACTTTGCGGTTATTCCTGAGGCAGATTATCTTCTCCCCAGGGACCGGGTATGGATCTAAGTTATTACCAAGATATTGTCGCACCCGCTGGTTGAGCATCTTCCTCGTTACGTTCTTCCCGGTGAGGATTTGATCCGCTTCGGTGGCCATGTCAGGCGTGAACATTTTTTGGGTAATCTTCTTGGACTCGCCATATTCCCCATAGCCGAGAGGCTGTCCCGTTCGGGCTTTCATGCTCATTTTAATGATGGGATTGTCTAAGGCTTGCCGGTGGATGGTTTCGAGAAGAACATTAGGCGCCTCTTTAACAAGAGCGCCGGTGCCCTTGACTGGAGGTAATTGGCCGGGATCGCCAAGGACGAGAAGCGGCACGTTGAATGTTAGAATGTCCTTCATCATTTCATCGTTCACCATTGAGCACTCATCCAAGACGAATAGTGAGGCGTCGTTGAGTTCACTATCCACAGTATTGAGGTCGAAGTGGATCGACTCTGCGTATTTAAGATCGGCGTAGAGTTGCTTTAGTCCATCCTTAGGTGCGCCGTCAGTAAATTCCGCTTGTTCGATTTCCCTACGGATCTTGTCTGCCTCTTGTTTATTAGGCATGACTGGGAGGTATATAAGCGAATGAATTGTTTTCGCAGGAAGTTTATTCCGCCTCATGACGAGGGCAGCTTTGCCAGTGTAGGCCCCGTAGATGATTTTGCGTTCGACCTCACGGGTTATCTCTTTAGTTATAACCGACTTACCAACGCCAGCGAAACCAAAGATACGAAAGATCATACCCTCTACTGAGTCAGGGTCTAGGTTCCTAAACCATTCAAGGAAATCATCCTTGGCTTGCTGCTGTTCAGGATAGAGCACTATCTCTGGGGACTTTGTTATCTGTTCGTCCATAATCTTTCTCCAAAAAAGCGGAGGGAGGAGCCAGGTTGACCGGGGTATGGGTCTCTCCTCCCTCCTAGTTTCCCCTTCCCGATGCGGTTCAAAGAAGGGGGATTAGTTTATTGGCCTGGTTCAAGCGGAAGAGTCTTATCCACCCTGTTATATTGAATAGACGGATCTTCCTTATCAGGCTTGATGCTCACGGAGATACGCAGAGGACCTGCGCCCTTAAGCAATCCAAAGCTCCAGGTACTTGGCGTGTTTTGGCCGACGGCTTCGCGGAGCCGACCCAGTTTCACGTTCTTATTAGGTCCGATGGCAATGTTCCCTCCAGGCTCAATGTCCAGGAAAATCCCTTGACGAACGAAGAGCTTTTCCATCCCCATATCCTCGGCAAGTTGCGAGTCGTGGATTAGGTGGGTCACATCGAGGATTTTAGTACCGTCGGCAGTTTCGCGGACGACGACATCGTCGATGGTGGAGGTATAGTCATTAGCGGGGACTGGAGTATAACGTGTCTCCATTTGTCCCGTCATCTCCTGTTGCATAAAAGATTCAGGGTCGAATGTGCTATCTACCATGATGTATAGTTCCTTGTTAGATGGTTACAGTTTAGGCGGCCACTTTAACTCGCTTCTTCCAAGCATCTACCACCTGGCCGAATGATGGTTCGAGTTTATCGCTTAGAGGAAGCGTTCGCGCTTTTAAGTCTATGTTGGCTGCGGTGGTTGACCATAGAAAGTCAGTCCCCGAGCGATGAGCATAGACTACATCTGAGAAATCTTTTGGAAGTTTGGGAGCCAGTTTGCGTCCGAGGGCTCCGGCCATAAGTTGTGGTCTGCCGATTGTCTCGTCCATTTCCCGCTCGACGTGGGCGGTGAGGACGAAGAAACACTTTGTATCGGCGCATAGCTTCTTGACGAGTTTCTCCTCTGCGTTCATGGCTATGCCCCACTCGCCTTGGTGGGCGGCGGGTTTGGCCCCGAGGACCATGTCCAATGCCATTGTGTTGAGGCCGGAGAGTGAGTCTAAGGCATAGGCACGCTCGGGTCCCCATGAGTCAACGGCGCCGAATTCCTCCCCATGCTGGTCCTTGAAGTTTGCCATGTTGCCAAGGAGTTGAAAGAATTGTTGGTAGTCCCGCTTCTCGATCCCGGCTTTGATCTCGGTAACGCCTTTGTAGTCCAAAGCGGTGATAACTGTGGCCATCTTCTTCAGCGTATCCCATGATGGACTCGCGGCCGCGATGTAGTGCCAATGTAATTTATTCATTGGGAGTTTCCACTTGGCCATTGCATCAAGGAGGGCTTCTTCCCCTCCGGGATCTGTGATGGTTACGAAGAGTTCTAGTCCGGCTTCGATAAGGGTGACAAGGGCTGTAGTCTTTCCAGAGCCAGGCGCTCCGAGGAGTAGGGTTTTAGTTCCACTGAGGGAGGTAGGTTGGGGGTTAGATTGAGTGTCGGGTTCTGTTCCTGCGGTGGCGGTGTCCATATTAATACCTCATAACGTAAGAGTTCAATTGGATATTGGTTTAGGATATAGTGTTCGGTACGGCTCCAGGAGATTAGGGAGCCATCCCCATGCTTGCGACAGTTAACTGGTTCAATAACCCAAGACTTAAGTCCATACATTCTCCCCCAGATTTCTCCACATTCGGCACAGAAGTAGGCTACGCTCCATAGCGTCGCAGGATCGGTGGAGATCTCGAACTCAATATCAAGGGATATATCCCAGTCAAAATCAAGCTCGCCATAGATGAGTGTGGCAACTTCATAACGAACCTTATAGAGTGGGATGGTGAAGTCCTCAGCTGACATATGGCAGGTCCACTTCGAATCCTGGATGGAATAGGTGTTCCACGATGGCCTTGGCGATGGGTTCTTTTTGTTTGTCTCCGACATCCGCAACGGCTTGCCATTCTTTATGATGGTGGACACCAGGAACAGCGCCGACGTAGACCCGATAGCCATCAGGGCCTTTCGTTAGAACAGCTAAAACCCTCGTGCCAAGTTGGGTGAAGCTTTGTGATCCATTAGGAAGTTCTGAAAGTTTCATGTCATAAGGTCCTTTACGTTCTCAACTGTTTGATATTGCGGCCCACCCTCGGGCCACGTCGGGTCTTTCTTAAGTGGGTTCCACACTCGGCGTTCATAGTTGGAGAATTGATTTTCCGGTTCGCGGCTCGTGCAGAGGGGGAGGAATACGCATCCTCCGTAAGAACCACAAGCGTCGCCATAAGAGTGGAGCCATGACTCGTCTTCCCATGCCCGAACCATCTTTTCGATCTTCCTATTAGTAGTGTCCCACCAACGGTCGATTTGGAACTGGGAGTATTCTTCAATAACCTGCAGGTGGTTGAATTTAGTTTTCAAAATGGCAATGCCTCGGATGACAGCGCGGGAGGTATCATAGCCATAGGCCTGTGCGGCGAAACAATATCCTATGAATTGTCCTCGCATTCCCCAGACAGTAGACCAATCCCCATAAAACGAGCCAGTTGTCTTTTCGTCCACGACGCATAACCACTGGTTATCGTAGTTGGCAATCATGTCCGAGCGCCCACCGTAAAGAATGGGATCGCCTGTGATGGGGTGTTTGATATTGGTTGGGATTGCGAAGGAAAATTCAACCGCCGCCTCGCCAGAGGGAAGGATGTGTGGTTTAAATAGATCTTCGTCTAAAGGGTATTCGCGGAAGTAATCACTGAAGGCGGCGATCATATTCTCGCAAGTTTTCGCGTGATTATGGGGGGGTTCAAAGTCTCCCCAAAATTCAATCAAAGCCCTGATGCCGAGGGGGATGGCTTGATCGGCGCGGAGCTTTTGGGAATAATACGCGCGCCTGGTTACCTCAAGAGCGTGTGCGAATGCGCCCCCTGCATGGAGGTGTGGGTTGATTGCTAGAGGGGATAAATGGTATCCATACTCATAAAGCCCCTTGACCTCACATGCGTCAGTAGCACTTAGCATCGAAGAGTCAACAAGACTCGGGAAGGGAGGTTTGTCCATAGGGTTTGTCCTTTATAATCTTGTAGCTGATCCTGGTTTATATTCTAGTGGTTCCCATCTGTGACAGCGTTTACACAGTCGTCCGTTTACTCCTTTGTGCATCCAAGGCCCAAAGATATGTCCTTTACTTACACATATAAACCATTCTATCAGTCCCATAAGTTTTGTCCTTTAGTTTGAATTTAAGAACGCTGCCGGAGCGGCGGCTATTTGGGACCTCCCCGGCAGCGCCAAGCCACCACGCCAAGTTGGGCAACAGCTGCGGACCTACCTTTTGTGATGGCTTAATCTTCATTTCTTCTCCGCCCTCATAAAGCGTTTATCTTCCCAAGGTGGGGTTTCCGTAAGAGCGGCGGCTTCTTGCTCCCTCAACATCATTTGAATTACCGATGGGTGCAGTTGATCATAGATATCAGCGATGCGTTTTAAGCTGATGGCGATGGAGCAGAGACAAAACGCCTCGTTATTATTATAGATGCCAGGTTCTAACCGATCAATTTGATTTTGCTTCTCGGCTGCTATTCTTGTGTTGTGGGCGTCAATAGCTTTTTGGTTGATACTCTTACCTATGGCATCAGTTTCATCCTTTGACATTTTCAAGTGCCTTTCTAATATTGGATGCTCGGTCCGGGTGATAAATCAACACGGTGGAGCCCTCCATTTTGAATGAGATTAAGGGTGCAGTTATAACTAAATCATCTGGGATCCCCTCACCTTCCCGCCCATCGCGGATGGATTTTCTAAAGGCATATAAATGCTGCCGGAAGCGATAGGCTTGAATTTTATTAGGGAATGGTATCCGGATTGGTCTATCCATGGCACGGCGGAGGAGTTCAGTATACTCCTCAGGATAATTTATAAATAGCTTAGGCGTAGTCATAATTAGAAATCCGATAGGCTGACTTTTTTGGTTGCAGGTTTGTCGGTTTTGGTAGACTTGCGCCTATTTGGTTCCGCTCGGTTGAGGCGGATTAGTATAACCGCATCACGGATTTCGTCGTCACTTACGGACAGCGGATCAGCTTGGACCCTAGCACGAATGTCTAATATTCGACTGATCCGCTCGTCGGATGTTAACAAGCTTAAGTCAGCCGGGGGTGTGGACTGGGTCTCGGCAACGTCGATCATATTCTTCCTCCAACCATTCAGTTAAGAGTTTCGTTATCAATTGGCTCCGCGTTCCGTATGCTGGCTTGTCCATTGCTGGATCATAGAAGTGTAGGTCCAGTCGGTTAAGCAACGGGATCGGAATACTCACACTAATTTCCTTATGATTTCCCATAATTTATCATAACCCATGATTGCCCGTATGTCAAATTAATTATTCCAGTTCTTTGTCTTTTTTTGAAGCAGCGAAGAACTTTTGAATAGTCTCCTCGGCTGCGGCGCGTTCTGGTTTAAGTAGGGGGACATTGGTGGAGGCCGGGGTTGTTGTTGACGGTGTGCCTATTGTAACCCCGGCCTTGCTTATTGCATCGAGGAAAGACGCGTCCGCCGGAGCGCACATTAAGTCGCCCTCGGGAGTGATGGAGAACTGGACGGAATTAGCGATTGTGGTGAGGGTGTGGCCTTCCTTTCGCATATCCCTACGCAACATATTGAGTCGGAAGCGCAGCCGGATCGCACGCTTCTCATCCCCGACTGGGATAAGGATTTCCTCCTGGGCGGCCGACTTGAATATCTCCAAGAACTCCGGTGCGAAAGAACTTACTGGCATTGGGATTATCCCTTATAATTTACCTCATCGGCGAAGCGTGGGAGGCGTTCCCTTGCTGTTGCCCATTCCCGCTCATCGAACACCAACGTTCCATTACAAGCGAGGGTTTGATTAATTGCTGGGCCTGAAAAGACGCTGCAATGGATATGGCCGCCGAGCTTTTCAGCCCGGATGCGCATGTAGAAGGTTGTTTGTTCACTCCTCATTATCCATCAATCTCCACAGCTTTCTTCCTCCGGTCAAGCTCACTCACATTCTCACAGTCTTTCCAAAACTGTGGGGATCGTCCTGAGTCGCCAAAGTAAAAATTAATCTCGGCGATTTCGTTCCCATCCTCGGCGACGAACGTTAAGTATATAAAGTCGTTCGTCCTGCGATGAAGAATGTCAGTTATATTGTTGAAGCTGAGTTCCATATCGTTTAACATCATAATGTTTGTCCTTCCTTAAGTTGCGTCAATGGTGAGTTTGAGACGCGTTGGTTTTTGACCTCCGAGTTGCGACTTACGAACGTATAAAGTGCCGATAAGTGCACCGTCCTCAACCGCAACGGGAATCCAATTGTCGCTTCCCTTAACCTTAGTAATCTCCTCAAAACGAAAGGTGCCCTTGGTTTCTTTTTCAAGTTGCATGTGGATGATGAATTGAGTTGACTCGATTGCAGATGTCATATTGTAGACTCCTCAGTGTCCCGCAGTTGATGACCAACAACCTCGTAGGCAATCTGTTCGAGGCGGAACTTCTTAATCATTGCATCCTCCATGTTGCCAAGATTAAGCTTTTCAAGCTGTTTGGCCATCTCCTCACTTGATTTAGCTTCCTGCTCACAGAACGCGGCGAACTTGTCTCGTTCTTTTTGATCGAGTGTGATTATCATAATCCAAAAGCCTTTCTAATTACTCGTTGGTTTTCTTTCTCACCTTCCTCCCGTCCTCGCATTATACCTAACCAATATACTCCACATAGCTCGTCCAATATGCGGTGTTTATCCTTGGGGTTTACAAATTGAGGCTCTGTGTTGAACATTAAGGACTCAGGATCTCCCGTCTTCCACTTAAGCTCGTCGTGGATTTCGACGATGTCTGCTAGACCGCCCTCGTCCATGGTTACAATTACTGAGCCATAGGAGGGAAGGTTTAATATTCCGTGGGGAGGTTTAGTCATCGGTTTCGTCCTCTGGTAATTTGGTGTCTATCCAAGTTTGCATTAACTTCCTCGCTCGCTCGGGGCCAGTCTCCGTCGTTAACCATTCGGTCACCTGGTCTAAAAGGATGCGTTCTATTACCCAGGACTTATAGCGACTTTGTAAAGGAAGCATTACTTCGAGGAATTCCTTACGAAAAGCCTCGCGTTCGTTGTGAAGGTTCTCCTCAATGGAGTCGAAGAGAGCACTAATCTCCGGGTCGTTTACGACTTCCTCTACAACGGCATCAATGGCTGCTTGATCCTCGGGGGTTAGTTTGTTTGTCATGAGTTTTCGTCCTTTCCTTTATTAAACCGCTTCCCACGCTGCAATTAAGTCTCGCCGGGCCATTTCTCTGTGTCCAAAATGGTCTGGATGAAGTCCTTTTTGTTTACAGTAAGCTGCGATTGTTTCCTCCTCCGGCTCCTTTAAAAAGATTTTGAAACCCGCTTCTTCTATGCGTTTCATAATTATATTTGAGTTTTCAAAGGCACCGTCAAATGAGGCCTCATCGCCTTGACATAGAAACTCTTCGATAATTTCGATTGGTGAGAGTTTGTCCATTAGAAGTACTCCAATCCATATTTATTCGGCTTCGGCTTCGCCTTTTCCATAACTTTCCCCTCAACGAACACCATAGGCTTAGGTTCCTCTTCCGGAAATAACTCAAATTGGACACCATTGTAAGTGGCGAAACATTTTGGACATGCTTCGATATGAGTGTCAATGTGGAATATTTCCCTAATGGTTTTATTGCGGGGAGTGTCGCCGGGGAGATAGGCACGGGCAGAGTGGAAGTTGGTTAGCTCGTGGGATGTTAGTTGCCTTGGGTTGGGGGCGAGATAGATTTCGCCGCATTTGCAATGTCGATGCTCGACTACTAGGATGAGTGATTGCATTAGATCAGTCCCCTCCAAGAAATTGCCTGTCGCGTGATTTATCTAAGGGGGTTTTCTCTTCCTTCTGCTTTCGTAGGATAGCCCGGATGATGAATAGCAAGGCGCGGGCCTCTTCCTTATCGGCCGAGACTAAATAGGAATGCCCCGGGCGGGTCTTTTTGAGGATGGTTAGAAGGAAAGACTCGGTCTGTTCCAAAGTCCTTTGAGTGTTTAATAGGCTTGGTAGCTTGGGCATTTGTTTCGTCCTTGGTTGCATACATCCCCTTAGGGATGCGCCCGCTGGGGAGTTTGGCTTCCATCCACTTCAACAAAGCTTTGGTTGCCAAGGCGGGCGCTATGTTCCCCCATCTTAGGGCATGATATGATACTCCCTGATTGTGTTCCAATCGTGGAATTATTATAATATCATGGGGTTGCCCGGATGTCAATGGTTAATTTCAACGCCTTGTCGATTTATTTGATAACAAAGTGCAAGGTGTTAACGGTTTATTAATCTCTTTGTGTTATGGTTATCCCATCGTAACAATGAAGGACAAATCCTAATGATAAATATTCTCAAAAGCCTTAATATATTTCATGTGCTGTTTGGCTTCTGGCTGGGCATGATTATATTGCCTCTCATTAGTGTACTCTGGGCATGGGTGGTAGGATGATGGAATTACTCCTATTCATCTTCAAATGGGTGTTTCATTTTTAATGATGGATCGGCATCTCAGAGAGCATGGGGTTAGCATAAAGCGCGGCTCCGGCAATAACGCATATAGTCTGACGACTAGGTGGTATGTTGAATTCAAAGGCAAACACGTCCCGGTCGGGCCGGGGTACTCAACAAAGAGAGCGGCAGAGAAGGCTGCATGTAAGGTGTTACAAAGTATTCTAAAGTTCTAATAGGAAAGAGTCCCGGTTATTATCGCAACCGGGACTCAATCTATTTAGTTAGACTCATCGTCATCGTCAACGTTATCGTCGGGCCAGTCCTTGGGGTTAGTTAAAGCATCCCGGATGAATTCCGCAACGCCTTCTATCGAGTATTCCTTCGCATTGTTGTCCGCAAGACGCCTTATATTATAACGGATATTGTCTACGAAGTCCCAAGGTGGCGAACCCGGTCCATATGGATCGTACATGGTTCGTCTCCTTATCCACACATCATTGTGCGATGTGACATCATAACATAATCGCGGGCGCATGTCCCATGCTTATATTGCATGGCTGCTATCTCCCTGACGCATGGCTGAGTGCGATGTGAGATAAACTCGGCCAGTGTAACCGAGAATAAATGGGGCAAAATGACACCATTGACATTTTGCCCGGATTGCCCATCTTTCCCCCATATGCGCTGATGTGTTCTAATGTCGCCTGCTTGCCTGATATTGGGGGGTGGGGGTATGGTGTCCCGTGGCCCATAATGGGCGCAGCATTTGGGGTCATAATGGAAAAGCCAAGGTGGGGTGGGGTATCTCCTTAGCCTACTATTCTAGTATTAAAAAAAAAATATAAAAAAGGAAGAAGAGAGCGCCCAGGAGATGGGTTTCTGTAAATGGTGAAAGTGCTGCGCCGATTGGGGCATATGGGAATGGGTCGGGGGGGTGCAACATCAGACAAGCAGGTGACACGAGGGCACATGAGAGAACGTCAGACAAATTGGGGCGATTGTTGAATGGTGGGTGGCGACCAGGCAAAGAAAAACCCCAAGCCATGCAATGAAGCACAACCTGGGGTTGGATGTTATTTGGTTCTCAGGTCTTGGGGTGTGACGCCTATGCGGCCCGCTGTTACCGGCTCGGGGATCATCCCATGAATTGACTCAAAACGAACAAACTTCTCGCCAATGCTACGACCTTCGCGGTCTTTATGTCTACGCCAGGCTTCCACGTTGGGGAAGACGACCATGCGATGAGTTCGGTTGTCAATGTCGCCAATTGGCTCAATCATTGCATAAAACATAACACCATATCCTTATTTGTCCAAAGAGAGCCCCCAGGCTAATACGCAACCTGGGGGGATAACCAACTAAGCCTAGAACTTGGACTTGATTTCGACGCCTTCCGCCTTTTCGAGAGCCTTGGCTTCTGCCGCTTCCGCGTGTTCGCGGTTAATAACCTTAATCTGTGCGGCAATCGGCTCGTCATCTTTGGCGCCTTCTAGGATTTCGCGGTCTTTTAGATCTTCCTTAGCCTTCGCAATCCGTTCTGCAGACATTGGATCACCTTTGGCTTTGTACGCCCGGATGATAGCTTCCAAAACGATGGTAATACGCGGCAGACCAGCGCCCGCCTTTGTCACCCAATTACCTACTTGCAGTTGTTCCAATTGAGACAAGAACACTTGCTCGGCGGCATTGGCATCGCCTTTGGCTCCGGCGAACTTATCGCCTAACTTTTGAGAAAACCCGTGAAGCAACGCACAACCGCGCACATACTCGGGAAAGTCCGCAATGCCAATGGAGTGAACAGCGCCGTTAGCGAACCGGAATTCTTGCCGGACGACCTTATCCGAAGCAGACCGCGCTTCGGTGTCATCTTCCAAGATATAGACTTTTTTACATACTTCTGCCCTTTTGGCCATGGTAAATTCCTTCAATTGTCAAAGAGCCGTTAACGCCCGGAGTCGGCCAATCCGACCCCATAACATTTCGGTACAATTACAATGGACTCATGCACCCCCAATGTCAATAACTATTTGCAATGCCTTGTCGATTAATATCATGAGTCCACATAGCGGTCGAGTCCATTGCGCCGGGGGGATAGCATTGAGTCCATGGCGTTGAGGACTATGCCTGGTTGAATAACAAGACCCCCATCACCCCCTTGGGTCCGGGGGACCCCCAGTCATCTATCACCATTTTTCCGACATTTCCAGTTTTTAAGCCCCTTCCACCTGGCGCTTACACGAGGCGTTCCGAATTGCATATCCCCAATTTCCCCCGTTTTGACTTGCATTAATTTTGATTTTAATTTATGATAG